ACTCCAACTGGTCTTAATCCAGTCGTGTCTCCTCCTCCTTCTAAAATTATTTCTGGAGAAGAAGGTTCTGGTATAATATTATCGTTTTCGTCGTATCTAGTTATACTGTATATATAGTGATTTAAATCGTCATTTGCGTTTAAAGCATTTAAAAGCACACCTGTTGTTAAATTAATAATAACAGAACCATTACCTGCTACTACGTAAGCAGGAGGAATTGCACCAACTCCACCAGTATAAAAAGGAGTGTTATACATTATTAAAGGAGTTTGACCAACACCATATTGATACCAATCTCTAAGATTATAGAAAAGACCAGATGGCCATTGAGTGATATTAGTGTTATAATATGGCATGTAAGGATAGCTATTTTGTAACTCTAGATTAAATGATCTTTCTACGGAACCAGACACTGTATTAACTTTTACAACAAAAGTGAATTGATTTCTATGCGCTCCTGGAAAATTATTTCCTACTGGAGTTAATTCAGCATTTTCAAAATAACAGTTATTATCTCCAGGCCCAGGATAAACTGCTATTTGCCCATAACTAGTGTTATCAGTAAATAAAAATGCGCCAGTTCTATCTATTCTATTTCCAGGACCTCCAGGTAGTTGATTATAAACCTCTATTAATTCATAACCAGTTATAGGTTGTGCGTTTTCTACAGCAGAAAAATTACATATAACAGTTCCAGGTAAAGCACTTTCATAGAAAACCTCGGTAGGGACAACAATTAAATCTCCAGGTAAATCTGGATCTGTTCCTTCTGGATCAGTAGCATGAAGAGTTATTGCTTCGTTTAAGTCTTCTACAAGTCCAGTTGTAGATGTTTCCCAAAATATATCCAATAAAGACTCAACAGGTTTTGTTTCGAAAACACTTAAATGCACCTCGGCTTGATCTATTGTGTATTGAGGTGTACCGTCTGTTTTATCATTGAACTCTTTTAAAAAAGCTGGAACCGCAGCAGACCTTGGTGTTGGTGCTGGAGTGCTTGAAGCTGCTGGTACATAATCAACATATAAACCTAATTGAGTCTCGCCATTTAAATCAGCGTTATCTTCTATTTCTGCTAATAGGTGATCTTTATCACTCTCATACAACCAAGCGGCGTTAGAACTTGAAATCTGTATTTTTTGATCAGATGCTGTTCCTATGCTAACAATACTTATAGGAAATATTATAAAGTCATATTGTATAGAACCTTTTTGGTTATGTGAACTTCCTACATAACCTGTAGGAAATCTATTTTTAACAACTTTAGCATACAATATGGTAGACGATGCATAAGTACCGTCTTGTCTACCTGTCATTGTTAAATCTCTTGGTATTTTATTTATATTATCACTATGTAGCGTTATCCAACTTCTGTCTTTATAATTAACAACAGCTGGAGTGTACACGTTGTAATAGTCTTGTTCTTTTTGTTTTACTACTATTTTATAAGAATGCCAACCATTTTTATTTATTTGATATTTATAAACTTTAATAATAGGTGAAGGTGCCCACCATTCTTCTCCATAAATAGCGTTTATTTCACCTTCAGTATATATGACGTTATCGCTTACTTTAAATATTCTTACATGATTGCCATTTTTACCCAACAACCAATCGCCTGGAAACAGTTCATCACTAACAGAATAATCAAATTCATATATATAAAGCTTGCTTTCATCATCGTAAGTCACGGTATTAAACATATTATTAACAGTTGTAAATAACTGTGTTCTAATACTATATGGGTTTGGTATAGGAGATCTGAAATTTATCTGCAACGCTAAGCCATGCCAAGGTAAACCATCGACGTTAGGTTGAGCGGAATTTAGATAGTTTACAAACGCATAAGAATCTGGCGCGTTTTTAGATATTATTACAGAAGAAGATCTACCAACAACATCAGTCAATACAACTCCGACTTGATAGTTTCTGTTTTGTTTTACAGAGTGATTAGGATATTCTAACCAAAAATCAATATTATCTTTATCGTCATAATCTACAAAATAATCTAACTCAGGTAATCTATAGTTTTCTGAATAATTACCATATACTATTCTACTACCTGCTAGTTCTTGTGCTTTTGCTAATCTAGGTACTCTATCCCAAACTCTTAAATACTGAGATTCTGGTAGTGTTTTAGATGGTGTATTAGATTTATATTCATGGTAAAATATATTACCGTTTCCAGGTGAATCCTCTTTAATCCAGCTGTCATTATATCTAGTTGAGGTACTGTCATTATAGTTTTGTATATCTATGTATTCTATAGATCTAATAACAGTACTGTCTGATTCTTTTAACAGAATATCTATCCCTTTTACAAAATAATCTTCGTACATATTATGAGACGGTAATTCTATTTTAGATATTATTCTATTAATAGTATTAACCATACACACGTTTTCAGTAGTCTTATATGTAGAAACTAAATTAGCTGTATTAAAAAATTCTATTGGAATAAATAGAGTCTGAGTGAAAGGAGCTATTGGTGAATATGAATTATCAATAAATTTAAATCTATATGATATTCTTACGAATCTTTCTTTTAAAAAATTAGATCCAATAGAGATATCAGTTTGCATTGAGTTAACAATATCTCCAGCATCATCTTCTATTAATACTGATGGTGCAGAGTATGGTACACATCTAGGTATAGATAATTGCTCGTCGTAATTATAAAAATTTGGATTTATACTTAAATCTATTCTTCTTGGTTGATTAAAGTTATCTGTCCAGAATAAATAATTATCAAATATATTAACCCCAGTTATTAAGTGTTTTTTACAAAATCTCAAGAACTTTCTTTCTAAAACAGTAGAAAGCATAGAGTTTTTTTGATCATATTTTAATATAGCACAATAATCATCCATTTCTGGATATTCTCTTACTACGGCTTGGAAAGCAAAAGTTGTAACGAACCAATATATACATTCGTCTTTCTCATCAACAACATAACCTATTGGCTGCGCGTTAGTATGACCTAAAGATTGAGCATAAGCTAATATATTACTTTTTATATTTTCTACAGATCCAACATTGTTCTCGCTGGCTTGACCAACCGTTATGTTTAATGCATCTCTATACTCGGTTTTTTGTATTAATCTATCCTCAATATCCTTGTTCATTTTACCACCTACAAAGTGATTTTTAGCTTCTGCCATATTAAATTAGTGTTTAATTATTTTAGACTTATTTCTAAGAACTTGAGATATTTCTTCAAGTTTAATATTAGATAATCTTATCTTAGCTGTTCTCAACGCTATTGATCTTTCTTTTTTATATCTATTAACTACGTATTCTGGTATATTTGATTTAGAAGATAATATTCCATGAGCAATGTGCATATACAAAGCTTGTTCTGCTAATTTATGAACCTGCATTTCCTCATCTGTACCTAGTCCATCAGATATATATTTAATTACTATTATTTTTTCTAATAAGTCGGAACTAAATGATATACAACCATCTCTTTCATTTATTGTAAAAAACCCATTACTTTGTGATGTCTCTGGATTTAAACCGTATCTTGCACCAGTGTTTCTTTTGTAGAAATAATAATAGTCGTAATATATACTTTTATCACTATATCCGTCATCTCCTGTTATCACACTAGGATCTAAATTATTCCATCTAGTATCGCTAATAGAAGTACCTGTAAGTAAATTACCGTCTTGATCATATAAGTATTTGTATTGATCATCTTGAAGTGGTGACTCTTGCGTATTAGAGTGTAGTCTAGTTGGATAAATGATTCTTTCTATACCATAAGCATCAATCCAACATATTTTAACATAGTTGACATAGTCTTGAGGAAGTGGAACTGATAGACTAGGCCCAACTTCAACTTCTATGGATTTATAAGATTTTAATGTATCATAACTAAATTCTTGCAAACCTCGCTTAGCGTGAAACATTACATCAGTTCTTTTAACATCGTCTATAAGTTTACCATCACCTACATAAGCAACAATAAAGTTATTTATAATGTCTATAAGTGAAATAAACTGATAACCACCTGTTTCACCATTATAGTAATCTTCGTTAGATTGTGTTATTAAACCCATTTATTTAGTTTTCTAATTTATCAATATATCCTCTTTGAGCCATTGCTGCTTGTGCTACGGCCGGATCTTTTATAGTAACTCCAGTATAAGCTAGTATATTTATTATTAAACTAGTTTCTTCTGAAGGATGTAATTCAAAATTATTTGATCCTGTATTTGGCACGATACCAGCACCAGTAGCGGTTGGTTCGTATATATACATGTTGTTAGCAGATGTGTTAACGCTATACGCCCAAACTGGATCACTTGGCGTTTTAACGTAATCGACGGATAAACTAGTCAATGTATTTGGAAATACTTTAATCTCGTCTACTTGTCTATAATATATTGGATATTTTGCAGATGGCGCGGTCAATTTAGATGCTGTTATATAATTCCAATCTGACTTAGTAACTTCTTCAACTTGATCAGTGGTATTAGATACTGTAAGATTTACTAATCTGTACATATCTGCTGGTAAAGAAGTAGTACCACTGGTAAGAGTTAATGTTTGCGTTTTAGCAAATATATCTATTTTTTCTTTTTCTACTTTAGATAAATCAGCATAATCACTATTGATTACTCCAGATTTTTTCTTAACTAGTTCTTTATTATATTTATAATACGCAGATTCAAGTAATTCTAATTGAACTTGTCTAGCTATTTTATTAAACTGATCTGGTGTTAAATAACCTCTTTGCTCTTTGTTTAATATCAGTAATACTGATTTGTATACTTTATCTACGTTTATCATATTTCATATTTTGATATGAGATATGGGACCTAATACAGATCCCAAACCTCATAAATATTGTTATACTCCTATTTTCTTTTCAATAGACTTATAAACATCTAAACCTTCATCCGTTTTAAAGAATGCTGCCATTGCAGAGAAAGGATGTTCATCAAAAGGTACTGTCATAATTTTTTTACCATTCGCAGTCCATTTAAAAGTTCTTTGGTCTTCATCGAGTTTAATAATGTTAAATTCTGTAGCTTTGATAGCAAAGTTCCTTAACATTACATTATCGTCATTAACTAGTTCTAAGAACAAATAAGGTTCTCTTCTAGCAAATAATAATATATCTCTTTTTATTTCAGCTGAACTCATTTTAGATACTTCAGATCCTTGTTCAACTCTTAATACTGCTTCAGCGTGAACAACGTCCATTTCTAAAGCCATATTTAAAGCTTTAATTTCAGTCTCAATATCTACTACTTCTTCTTTAGCTTCAGCCACTGGGTCGTGTTCTGCGTAAGTCTTATTAAGAAGTGGATGATATAAAGAAAGTAATTTTTGCAAAGCTTGATTTTCTTTTGGTACATTTAAAACTCCATCTTCAAATATACACATTGCAATTGTAACTGGTCCTACTTGTTCGTCTACGAAACAAGATTTTTGGTTTGTAGCATATCTTAATTCCCTTTGATGACCTTTTTCAGGATCAAACCACATTAGTGGACTAACCTCACTATGTTTAACTGACATTGTGAATGTTAATGGTGACATACCATTTAATAGAAAATAAGTTCTATCTTTAAATTCCCATTTTTTTTCAACGGGTTCTGTTTTAGCTGTTGCCATAATATAATAAAATTTAATAAGTTTAATTTAAAAGTAAAATTACCCCCGAAGATACATCGAGGGTAAGATTACATTTTTTGTATTATACTGTGAATAATACGAAGTTGTTAGCACCTTGAGTGATCAAACATCTTTCTGATAAGAAGTGAACATTCATTTCGTCTACATCAGAAGTATAAGCTCCACCAACAGATCCAGTGATCCATGATTTCATTCTACGATCATCAGCTTCAGAAGCTCTATATCTAACGTGCAAGAATGGACGTTTGATGTTTTTACCTAAAGATTGGTCATATACTGTAGATGTACCAGCTGGAGTTAAAACTCCCATAATATCATTGGTCAATCCACGAGTAGAAGCGTTGTTTAAGTATTTCCAGTCAGTTTTGTAGAAGTCGTAAGAACCTCTTCTAAATCCGTTGAAACCTAAGTTCAAAGCCATTTCCTCACTATTTTCGAATACTCCGTAAGAAGTACCACCAACAGTGTTAACAGTAACACTAGCAAGCATGTTATCGAAGTTCAACGACATATCTCTGTTTAAGAATAACATGTTTTCTTCGATAGCTCCTTGTTTGTCTAGGTTTTTAAGAATAGCGTCAAACTCAGTCAATGCTAAAGAACCAGCACCAGAGCCAGCTCCTGTAAATCCTTGGAATACATTACCTCTAGAAGTAATAGCGGCGAATAAACCTTCAGTACCTTTAACACTAGAGTTAACTAAAGCGTCGGAACCAGCAGCAGCAAGTTCACCTTCTACTAAAGCCATTTCTAAGTAATCTTCGAAACGTAAACGAGTTTCGTGCTCTGATTTCAAATACCATAAGTATCCTGAAGCACCGTTCTCAGTAGTAACTTCAACCCATCCTATTTGTGCTGTATCAGAACCTTTTACAGAGTATTTATCTTTTAAGATAATTGGAGAGTTAGAGAATTGTTTGAAACCTGCTTCAACAGATTCAGCCATACCTGGTGTACCTTTAGCAAACTCAGAACCATAAACGAATACGCTTAAGTTAGGGTTGGTAACAGCAGCAACGAAAGATGCTGGCCATTGAGCAGCGGTGTAAGGTTGAGCTGTAACCTCTGTATTAGCACCGTTAACCGCGCTTACATAAGCTTTTACGGTAACAGTACCAGTAGAAACGATAATTGTTTGACCAACTCTAATAGCGTGAACGCCGTCTGCTGATCCAGTAAATGTTAATACGTTATCGGTTGCAGTGTTTACAGTTTTTACTTTAACATTTCTGTATGCTAAGTGTAAACGTCCTTGTTCTGACCAAATAATTTGATCTGAAGTTGATGGTAATTCTGCTCCAACCATTCTTAAGAATGAAGAAACTGAACGATTACCATATCTTTCTACCTCTTGTTCGTAAACATCAGGTAAAAATTGTTTTGCGAAAGTACCACCACCTGAAACTGAGTCAAATGTTAAGTAGTTACCTGCAAATAATGTTTTTGTAGGTGCAGGGGCAAGTGAATAACCACCTTGCAATCCTAGCGTGCTTGAAAATGATCCTGGCATTTTTTAATTTTTTTAGTTGTTTTTATTTTTTTCCAAATCTAATTTTTAACTTAGAGTCGTCATTAACATCTAAAGCTTTAACTTGGAAACCATCAGGATTACTTGGTTTTTCTTGATACGTTTGTCTAGGATCCATGTCTATGTTTTTTGATCTCATAGTAGATTCTTTGATCGCATCGGCTCTGCCTTGATCGTAAAAATGTTGTGCTATTGCATCTCCATTCTTAGCTTGATAAAGTGCTTTGTGCCAACCAGCAGTGTCTTTTAGTTTTCCTTTGTCATCCACGAATTCCTTAATTAAATTAGAAACATCGCTTTGATAATTCATTACAGCTTCTGGGTTTTTCACTGAATAGCGGAACTTTTTATCACCAATACTAAAATCAAAACCTTTGAAATCAGTAAATAGTTTTTTAGTCTCACTAACGAAATACTCAGATAGCTCTTTTTGTTTAGCTTGTGTTAACTCTTGTTCTTCGTTATATTTATTGTAAAACTCGATAGCCTCTCTTTCACTTTCAGACAACTTAGAAGACAACTTGACTTCCTTGTAATATTCGTCTTTAAGTCCAGATAAGAACTTTTGAGCATTAGCAATCTCTTCTTTAAGAGCCATTTTTCTTTTACGTACGGTCTTTTCGTCGTCGTATTCTTCGTCATAAGAAAACTGGTCTTCAATTAAAAAGTCTATCTCATCCTCGTCTAGGTTTGGTCTAGTCTTTTTATAATATTGTTTTAATAAAGTCTCGTTGTCAACACTTGAATAGTCAGCATTTAATCTAACATAATCTTCTAATGTTCCACCTGTTTCCTCCATAAATCTAACAACTTCTTTTAGATTTTCTGGAACTACGACTTCATCAATTTGTTTTTGAGTTACAGGTTGTTCGAAAACAGTTTCCGGTTGTTCACCTATAACTACTACTTCTTCCTCTTCTTCTTGTTGATCACTTGATATTTCTTCAATTAAAGGTTGTAATTCTTGTACTTGTTGAACCTGTTGAACTTGTTGTGGTTCTTCATCTATTACTTCTTCTTTGTTTGTAAAACCTCTTAGATCTACTTTAACAGTATCTGACTTTTCTCTAACTACTTCTGGAGCTACTTTACCTTCAGATACAGCTTGTTCTAATACCGCTTCTTCTCTTTGCGCTAGCGATAGATTCCCACTATCATCTTGCACTAAATTAACTTTAACTTCTGACATAATATAATATAATTGTTTATTAAATAATCATTAACTTGGATTAAACTGTGAAGTAGGTATTCCTCCCATCACATCGTTTCCAGCAGACTCAAACTCTTTAGGGTTTGAACCTATAGCACTTAAGAAATCATCGTCTTCTTTGAAATCGATTGGACCAGTGTCATTCTTTCTTTGATCTATCATTGCAGACTGTTGATTAGCTTGTAACTTAGTTCTATCGTCTTTTCTATCTTCTTTAAATTGCTCTTTCTTGTCAATCACTTGCAATTCCATTTCCTTAAGTTGTTTGTTTAATTCGAATTCGTACTGCATAAGTTCTTTCTTAATGTCTCTTTCTGTGTACAACTTCTTAATATCAAACTCTGTTTGAGCTTGTGCTAATTGAACTTTAGATTCAGCTATTCCTTGTTGTTTTTGTATTTCAGACTCAGCAGCTGATTGACCCATTTGTATATTAGATTGCGTTTGCATTTCTATATCCTTCTGCTTTGTCTGCTGATCTATCTGTTGTTTTTTCTTTCTTCTAACTTTAAGAAGTTGATTAGCATGTTTAATGTTTTTTATCTCTCTAATATCTATAGCATCTTCTAAGAAGATTTGACCTGATTGTAAAGACATCTGAATATTATTCTCTAACATTTGTTTTTCTTCAGCATCTGGTGTTAATTCTAAGAATATACCAAAGTCATGAAGATGAATGTCATTTATGTCCTTTAATACTTCTACATTATAAACGCCTAATGAAGATATAAAAGAATCTCTAGTCGGTGAATATTCTAAAACATCTGATATTCTAACAGCAACTGATTCCGCTGTTTTCAATGTTAAATATAAACTTGACTCTAGTATATGTCTTGTGGCTGTGTTAGAATTAGCAGCAGCTAATTTCTGTAATCCAACTAAAGCATCTTTACTTGGCGTGCTACCATCTCTAGCTTCGTTTAAACCAGTAACATCTCTAATCATTTGTAAGTAATAATTGTAAGTGTTAATTAAACTGGTTAACTTATCACCACCACTACTACTTCTTAATTCTTGAATAGGCATTTTACCGTGATTCAAATCACCATCTTGAGTCATAGATCTACCTACAACTGATCCAGTTTGGAAGTACATATTTAAAGCTTCTGCTGGATTGTAGTTTGTTCCGTTGCCTAAATCGATTTCTGCTAAACCATCTACATCTAAGTAAACTCCATCAGGTACCATTCTAGATAATACTTGTTGAAGTTTTAAGTGTGTTAATTGAATCATATCGGCAAACGTGATTGTTCTACTAACTAATGACTCAATTTTACCTTTATACATTCTAGGAGCAACAATATTGTAACTCATGTTTACTTTACCGGTATCAGACTTAGGTCTAACCATGTTTTTAGAAAGTTCCCATTGCAACATAATATCATGACCCATTATTTTAGCACCAGTATATATTACTTCTATAGATCTTGATGCTCTTTCGAACTCTGGATTTTCTGGTGGATTAAAGTTAGAATCTTTTTGTATTGCTTTATCTCCTCCATTCGCTGTTTTCTTTATCTTGTAAACTTCATTCATATAAGTTTTAAATTCAAAATAAAGTATAGACACTGTGTTAGCGTCTAGTGAATCATCTGGGGTATATTCGTTTCTAAATCTAGTGTTTGTGTTTGATGATTTTTTAGTTATATCTCTTAACTGATCATCAGTTATATGTGGGAATTGTTTTTTAACTTCATTTAAAGCAACTGATTTTACTTCTCCAACATAATATATGTCATCAAAGTAAGGCGATTCAGTATACGAGTAAACAATATCAGCCGGATCTACATACCTAAGAGTTATACCTTCTGATTTGTTAAAAGAATTCTTAACACATCCAATACCTATTGTCGTTATATCGTAATTAACTCTTGTTTGGATGAGATCATATTTATTTCTATCGAATACATTAGATAAAGCTTGTTCATTAGCTATTTCTATAGATTGCTTATAGTCTAACTGCATATGTAGATCTAACTCTTCATCTGATTCAGGTGTGTCTATAGTAGGATTGTTTCTAGTATCGACTTTATACATTTGTTTGATAGCATCGATATATTCCTTTGCTTTCATATCCCTCATTATAGACTCCATATAGTCTGTTCTTTTCTTTGTAGAAGCTGGATCTTGAGCATACGATCTTATCTCGTAACTTCTATCACTCATACCGTTTACTACGATATCAACAAACTTAGGTATAATAGGTATTGGTTTCCAATCTAAATTTAGGTAAGATAAATCTCCGTTTATAGAAAGTTCATCTTTATATTTCTTTATAGATTGCTCACCTCTTGCATATAGTCTTAATTTATGAAAGTTGTCTCTATTAGCGTAAAATCTAGTAGCTCCTGAATCTCTCTTAAACCACTCAGACTCTATAGCTCTACCAATGCTTAAACCATAAGCTAAACTTGCTTTTTCTTCGTCTGTAGCAACTTGACTTGGAAACGAACTCTTAAATATTGATTCGATCATATTTCTTAAATTATTTCAGATCTTGTACCTTGATTGTTAAATCTTTTAATACCTAAATCTACTTTCTTTACTTGTCTTTCTGTTGTTGGTTTATATAAATTTCTATTACAAGCCATTATAGCTAATCCAGAACTAATAGATGCATCGAACTTACCTCTGTTTCTTAAATCAAATTTAGCCCAATCTTCTAATGTTCTTTGGAAGTACATAGAACCATAACCTGTTTCTAGTAGTCCTACATTTTTGTCTATATATGTTTCTATAGCTGCTGAATGTGCTTGTATCATATCTTCAGAAGAGTTTGGTATTCCACCTATCTCTTTTTCTGTTGTAGATAACTTGTTCCAGATCTTATCTGGTCTATTCATAGAATACTGCCTGTAACCATTTCTTTTTAAATAATACAGTAATCTAGGTTTATTATTCTCTACTAATATTGGCATACCATAAAAATGAATAGCCATTAAAACGTCTTCAAAAAATATCTCAGAAGTTTGGGGTCTTGCTACATATTCTAAGAAAAACTGGTTAGCTGGACAATCTTCCATACTAAACTTAGTTAATCCATGAACAGCACCATTTGAACCACCACCATCTACAGTACCTGATATATCGTAAGGGTCACAACCAAAGGCTCCAATATGTTCGTTACCAGGTGTTTTGTTTCCATTAACTATTATACATTTATTTTGTAAATTCCTTGGTGGAATCCATGAAACATAGAATCTACCATCTCTATTAGGCATAAATTCTACCTCAGTAAATCTTATTCCGTTTCTCCACTGAAAATTACCTTTAGTAACTATTCCTGTATTTCTAAGATCTTCATTGTAATCAATCTGTTCATATATCTTTGCTAGGTTGAAAATTGCGTTTTTAGTTTCATCTCTAAAAGCGTGTTTCTCAGTTCTAGGAAACTGTCTGTATAATTCGTTTAATGCGTCAGCGTTATCTTTTAGACCTTCAGCTTCATTATCCCAGTGTTCTATAACCCCAACACTTATCATTTTACCGTCTATACCGACTACTGACTTAGAAGGTGTATCAAAAACTGGCCATCCATATCTATCTATAAAACCTTCATAATTCCATTCCATTGGAATAAAGAGAGCATATAATCCTGTTGCTGTTTGACCATTCTTATTTCTTTTCCTTGGATCAGAATCGTAATAAAGTTTTTTAAAATTATTACCACCTTTCTCTAATGAGTTAGAAGTAGAACCCATCATACACTTACCAACTATATTAGAACCAACTCTTAAACAAGTTTTAGTTACTCTCCAGTTATTTAGTATGTTATCAGGTTTCTCCCACTTACCAGACTCGTCGTGTACTAAAAGTCTTAACTTTTCACCGTCATAACTGTTATCACCTGTGTTTCTCCAATTTATAGTAGTATCTAAACCTACTATATCTTCTAACCTTTCTTTGTTATCAAGTTTTCTTCTAGTTAATTTAGAAGCAGGTACTCTGTATGCTAATTCTGTTTTAGGTCTATCCATACCATCTTGAATAGGTTTAAAAAAGAACGGGTAATGAATCGATATAGGCACAACTTTATCGGTAAACATAGTCTTAGCATCGTGTCCAGATTTTGACAATATACCAAATCTAGCGTCACTAGTTATAGTAGCTTGATTAACAGTCTCAGATGAACTCATAAAAGAAAAACCAGAACGTCTATTTTTGAGATAACACATGCCGTAGCATCTTTCATCTGCTTTACAAGCTTCCCAAAATATAAAGAACAATCTATTTGCTTCTCTATAATCTGGTAAACCAATATCTATTTTTGACCACTGAAGATACATGTAATAAGAACCTGTTATATAAGTAGGTTCTCCATTATTCATAAAGAAAAAACCTTCTTCTCTTCTCTTAAATTCTGTATCTATGTAATCATAGTGTTTGTTTTTAAAATCATCAGTAAATGAATCCCAATCAAAAACACTCTTTATCTTTTGTAACTCTTTAGACATTTCTATAGGTTGCCAATATTGTTCTTCTTTTTTGTTTGATCTAGAATAACAATTTTCCACTTCAGGTAAAGCAATGAATACATCTTGTATTTCTATGATTTGACCTATTTTACCTGTCTTACTTACAACTACAACATTATATTCGCTATTATAACCATATTGCCATTTCTTAAGTTTGTTTAACTTCTTTATGGCATTAGGACTAATGTAGTCATTGTGTATTTTAAATAAACTTTGTTCGTAAGCCATATTATCTAGATCTACCTTCTGCAAAACCTTTAAAAGCCTTTCCAGAGTCTTCTGCAGGTGTTTCCGTTAATAAAGATTCTTCTTGATCTATTCTATTCAATATTTCAAAAGCATCAAATATAGCTAACTTTTTAGTAGCTGCAGCATTTTTCAATCGATCTGCAGAAATATCATCATCACTTCCTATGATTGGTTCTTCGGCTACTTTTATTAATTCCTCAACTGCCTTCCGCCCAGCTTGGATTATATTCAACTTCGTTTCCTTTGTATTCATATTTAATTATAATAGATTCTGTTGTAACTCTGTATAATCTCTCGTTTTCTACGACAAACTCATATTCGCTGTCTGGTGTAAATCCAACAAGGTCTCCCTTATTGAATCCTAATGATTCTAAGACAGTATTTGTATATTTTAATATTCCAACAAGGGATTGTTCTTTCTCTGTCTCTATAAGTAAAGATTTTGATTCTTTTTTAATTGGTTTTACAAAGCAATAAGCTTTAGGTGCTTTCCAATTTTTGTTGTCTTCTTTGTAAAGAAATATTTGGTCATCATGACACATAAATTTATCCTCCTCAAAGAAAGAAGTACTGTTTTTTTCATTACCTCTAATGTCATAAAATCTTCTAAAGACATTATGATGAACCACAACTGAATCTCCAACTTTTATATCGGTATTATTAACGATAGGAGTAGCTAATACTTTACCTATTCTATTCACAAATCTATGATCTTCTATTTGAGAATTAAGTATTAACTTTTTACCATTTATGTCTTTTTCATTATTGTATCTACCATCAATTGGTTGTACAATAAATTTAAAAATACTTCTACAATTCATATTAATATTCTAGATCGTACTCTACAGATATAGCCATGTTAGAATTAAACTTCTTCCATGGCATTATCTCATCGTGTTTTTCAATATATATGTTGTATGAATTATCTTCATTATCAAATAGTATATCAGTGATTTCGTGACCACCGTAGACATTTTGACCTACAGAATAATGCATCGCGTCATTCTTGTAATCTGAACCTATACTTATTTTTCTAATTTTCTTCATCTTTAACCAAGTTTTCTTCTTCTTCTTTATACTCTCCAGTTTCAATGTTTATTAGAACCTTACCGTACTTTTCTTCTAATTTCTTTTTTATTTCAGAAAACTCATTACTAATACTAGCGTGTATATGTAATAGGTTGTGTTTTTGTAACTCTAAAGATACAATATTAGAATTGATTTCGTTTAATTTACCAGTTGTTTCTTTAATTTGTGATAACTCTTTTTCTTCAATTTGTTTAACTACTTCCATTTTTTTGTTTTTATTTGATTAATATTAAAATATTTTGTATTGCAAGAATACATTGTTATATTGTTTGCTATCAAAAGCGAATTGACTATTTAAACCAAAGACAATTTTGTTATACTCTAGTGTAACATTAGTATATATAAAAGAATTTAAATAATACAATCTACCAGTTGCTCCGCCTAGATATAAATGTAACCTTAGTTTTTTACTTCTACCTATAAAAGCTTCCTGCTTGTCTATATATGAATCTTTTTCTTTTATAATAGAATCTTTTTCTTTTATAATAGATTTGAAATTATCTAATTGACTATTAGTTAATTTTAATTGTTCTTTACAAGAGTCATATCTTATTAAATCTTTTACAACTTCTCTAGCTGTACTATCTGATAGTATCACCTTTTGAGTATCTGTTTGAGAAATACTTTTGAAGCTCACTAGTAGGAATAGTATCAATAATCTTAATCGTATCATATTCTTTTTGTTTTATATATTTGATTTTAGTAATTATACTTGTATTGTTTTTATATAAAGTATCTATTATATATTGTTTTTCTTTTATTTTTACTTCCGTTTCAATTTTATCAACATCAATATCTTTATTTGGTATTAACAGTGTTAATATCCATATAAAAATAACTATAAAACCTAACCATTGATTTTTTATAAAATTTAATACAGCAAATATATTTATCATGCTATTGTTATTTTTATTTTCTCTTTCTTCTCTACAGCTTTTAATTTGGTCATTAGTTTTCCAAATGTAACTCTAGAGTTTCCTATAAAATTATCTGCTTTTGTTCCACCAACTAAGATACAACCTTCTGTATGTGTAGATTTATTACCATTGTGTATTCTTATACCTTCGTAATTAGGTACATTTAGTAGTAAAGGCATATACCTTTGAAACCTATTGCTAAAGTTAATTATAACATCGTATGTTCCATTAGGTATCGCTGTTATACCTTTTATCTTTTTTGGTCTAACTTTATCTTCGAGTGTATAGCAAAAAAACACGTCGTCAATAAATAGTTCTCCAATAGTAGAATCGTCTGTGAATATTTTTCTATGTAGTTTTAGTTGCATCTTTTTTATCTTTAGGACTAGTTGAATAATATAATTTAAAAGAACCAATACACACTGCTAATAATCTTATAAGGGTTGGTACCCATAAAGGAGCATTCATTTGCACAAACAATTCATTTAATATATCGGTACTTTGATCTATTATGGTTCCTATAATAACTACAACAGGAAACATATTAGCTTTAAACCAATTTAAAAAATCATAATTCTTCATTCTTCTTTGATTTATTGTTTTTTAGATCTACTATTTTCATAATAGTATATAATATAGACACGCTAAGTAAGATTAATTTCATCGCTACCTCTATGTTTGTTATAGATATTGCTAAAGCAACACAGTTAAAAACATATAGTTTAATATCGCCAGGGGTCATGGTAATTTTTTTATAATTTTTAATAGTAATGATATTACTCATTTAATTATTTTATTTAGGTTTATATTATGTACTTATATAGTTTCTAGTTAACTGTTGATTAAAAATAATATTGCCGCAACTACACCGCCATAACTACCCATGTTAATATCTGTATCATCCCAAGGAGATCCAAAAAACTTACCCCATACCCATTCTTTTAGGAAGTTACCCCAATAAGCACCAAATCCACCAATAAAAAGGTGAAAGAAGATTCCTGTTCCATCAAGATGCGCAAACTTAGTAAGCAGCATCATACTGATGTATGTAAGAACAATAGAACAAAAGAAATGAAGGTTGTATGCCTCACTCTTAAACTCAGATGTAAATATCTTTTTTGTGTCTGTGATATATCTTATCACTGCGCTTTTAATGCCTTGACATATTGTACATTCTATTTTCATAATTTTTTATTTTGTTCCTAATATTCTAATTCTTGAAATAGCCCAACCATAGTCCCAACTTGCATTAAATCTAAATCTAAAATAAACATTATTTTTACCCCATGGTTGTAGCCCATTATAACTTGTGCTAGGACTTGGAGAAACACCTCCAGCTGAGCCATAAGTAGTGTTTGGAAAAATATTAATTTGTGTAAAAATACCTGCAGAGCCATGGGTAGCGAGAAATGTTGTAAAAATATTCCATGCTGGGTTTGTTGGTGTTGCAATATTCCTAGAGACTATGTCTGTTGTTTGTATCCACTCTATTCTTACTTGATTTCCTGGAATATATCTCAGATAAGAATTAATTATCATATTGATAGTGCTAAAACTTCTTAAGTCATAAGGGCCAAATATCATCCATTCATTAGTAACGTTTGTTCCAGGTGAACCTTGCGCATCACTGTTAGTAAACATAAAACTACCACCAGAATAGGGATTTGTTGCAGTTTGAGCATTCATATTTGTCAGTGTCCAATAAGCAGATGTATAACTATATCCTGCTGGTCTTAATGTCCAACGAGCATTTGCAAATGCGCCTCCTGTACTTGCGCTACCTGTCAACGTTGGAACAGCTCCATTATTGAAGTTAATGTCATCAATAAGAAATTTTCCAGCATCATTTTGAGATAGACCATCGTAAAGTCCATTGTCTAATCCAACACCTAGTCCATTGTCTAATCCTTCTACCATGTCATATTATGTTTGATAATCATTACCTGATGCTGTAACCCAGCATGTTTTTGCTGCTGTTAAATTTGCTAATGTAGTCACTCTTAACACATCATTTGGCATTAATGGAATATAAAACTTACCAGTTGAGTCTGATGGTAATCCATAAATACTTGTTGGTGTTAAAAAATCTCTAAACGCTAGCACACCTGATGTGGCTCCTGAAGAGAGTGGTACATTCACTAATCCTAGTGGAATAACTGCTGTTCCTCTTAAAATATAAACATTAACGTTTACTGCTACTGTATCATCTGTTGATGCTACTAAGTGATAAACACGACCACCTTTTGTTCCTGCGGTATAAACAGTAATACCATTTGTATTACTACCTAAAGTTCCAACAGTTGTTCCTGTTAATAACCCCACCCCTCCATTTGGTACATTTGCAACTAATGGAATCATTCCTGCTGTTAAATCTGCCATCTTATCCTATTCTTAAGTTAAACGTTATTTTTATAATATTATTGTAAACTGATTCAACATTTATCAAGACATCTTTTTTATAAGCGTTGTCTAGTATTTCTTCAGTTGTTACTTCGACAGTTTGAAAATAAAATTCATCTATTCTTGCTGTACCAGTGTTGTTTCTCATAGCTAGTAGCGTAGAGTTTAACCCTATTAATCCAGGTATTTTTACTGTTGCCATTTTTAAAATATATTAGAGGTTTGTAAATTTCTTATTATTGCTAGTTGTATTCCATTGTATGATTTTGTGTAGTCTACTGCGTTATCATCAATTGTCCAAATTGTTCCAGTCCCTGTTACTACTATATCTCCTTTGTCACCATCAGATACTCCACCACCACCACCACTAGAATTAATAGTTATTTCATCAGTTGCAGCGTTGGTTGTTATAGTTATATTTGTTCCAGCTACAAGTGTAAGTGTATCAGAAGTAGTATCTGCTACTATATCAGATTGACCAGCTACCGCTATTGTAGAAAAAATATTTTGATCTCCTGTTAAATTAACCCACCCTGTTGCTGTATTTTCCCATAATCCTTCTGTTGCATCAGTACAATAAACAACCAAACCAATTGCAGGTGATGCTATTGCTATCCTTTGTGCGTTTGTCATTCTTGGTGGAAGAAAACCTTTTGTAGTACTATCTGCTTGTAATATTGCAGATGCTTGTACATTTGTTGTGTTTATGTATGCTCCACCATTTGATACTTCTATTGCTCTAAAATCAAATGCAGATGTAAGTATTGGATTAATATACAAACCTCGTGTTATACCATTTGCTCCACCTGTTTGGTTTATTTGACCAGTAAATGCGAAAGCATTAAAAATATGATTACCAGATGTAGGAGCTGTACCACCTGTAACCAACACTCTATAGTTTTCGCCATTTGTCAAAGTATAATTAACTCCCCCAATTGTCAATATATTAGCAGGATTTCCTCCGTTTAATAGTCCAGTTATACCTAAAGTTGACAATCCACCTATACTAGTTGTAGTTATTGGGGGGGTATTTAATAAAAAGTTACCAAATCTATCTCTATTGAGATTAAGCCCTGTATTTTGGTAAGCTCCTCCTGCGATGCTAAAATCAAAATTTAATCTAGGCTCAACTTCAGTAACCCCTCCATTTAAAGGTTGTGAATAAATTCTCCATTTTACTAATCTATCTCCAGTTGTTGGTCCCCAACCACGACTTGAAAACAATAATCCTGGAGAGTTTTGATAAGTTCCTGCTGTTGATAAAGTATTATTTTCTAAAGTTATACCGCTCGAATCTGTTTGGGTTGTCCCTAAGCTATTCGTGTTTATTTGTAATTTAGAAGAAGGAATATTAGTTCCAATG